GGCGTGAGCGCATGTCCGGCAATTAACGTGCTGGGTTAGTTGCTCCTTATGGCAAAAACTATGTCCAGGACACCACTTACAATGATACCAGCTCGGATCAGTGGATAGCGGAGGCGGCATCCTTTCTGCCGTGGCAATGCGCCGCCCGCGATCGAGCAAGTTCGTGGCCGCTTCCTCATCATATTTTACGCGTTCGGTGTAAATCCGATCGTCGTCTTTACAGACAGCCACATACAACGCTCGATCGATCTTGGTGCCAAGCATGTACACTTGCATTTGCGCCCAGTGGATCGGCTTTGATTCCTTAACGCCTTTCCGTTCCATATCGTCAAAAGACTTCTTGGAGTGGGTTTTATACTCCGCAATATGGCGGGTTTTTTCAGCCCCGGGGACGCCGGACTCAATGATGCCGTCAACCGATCCGCCAACGTGCGATCCGAATTTAATAAACCTTTGCTGATCACCTGTGCTGTTGATATCAATGCCGATGGATTTGAGATCGTCTGTGATAATGTTCTCCTCATTGTTACCGCGCCGAAACAAGCGCCGGACGCGGCCTGGGAACTTCTCCCGTACTGCCCAGCGGAACGACAGCCAAAGCCAGCGTTCGCAGGGATGGCCCAGCATTGAGCCACCCAGGTGTAGACGCGGTTCATCCGGCTGGTTGGCATGGTGTTCGTCAATCAGATTGGCGATGGTGTGAATGGGTGGGGGTATTGCTGTCATGTAAAAGTGGCCGGGGGTTATTAGCCCCCGGCCTTCCTTGCTATTTAGATGCCCAAGGCGGGGCGGCAGATGGTGATGCCGGTGCAGCCGCAGCGGGTGCTGCCGCAACCGGCGGTGCGGAGCCGTCAACGGCCTTGAAGCCTTTGACCTCGTTGCCGGGGCCATAGGTCGGGTCGTTTTTTACCGTGACCTTGATTGACAGATTGCCGCCGAGTAACTGGTCAGTGTCTTCCAGCTTTGCGACGCCAATAGCCCGCATGATGTCACCAAGCTGCGCTCGACCAATTTCTTCTGCTTTCGGGTTTGGGTTGCGGGTGTTTAGGTTGGTAAAGACCACACGCCCCTGATGTTCTGGCCCGGTAATATCAAACCGCACAGCGATGTAATTGCCGGTCCCGGCCTTGGTGGTTTTAAGTTCGGCACCCGCAATTGCTGCGGTATACCATCCGGCTGGAACCGGCTCAAAGCTGCGCTGCTCCGTAACCGGCATTTCAGCAATGTCGAAAGTTTCGTCGAGAAAAGCCATCGGTTTATCCTTTTGTAATGGTGAAAGAAGCCCTTCCGGGCTGGGTGATAATGCCGCCAAGTAGCGGCTCAGTGATCGCTTTGTCTGCGCTTTTCCACGCGGACATATTGATCTCCGGCTTCCAACGGAACAGGCTCTGCAAATGATCTGTCAGCCCCTCTTCCGCTGCAATTTCCTGGATCAGCTCCCCGTTGACTTTACGGTTGATGCGTCCAGTAATCTTAATCTTGTACCCTCCATCTGTTTCAACATTTTCAGTGCCTTCCATATTTTCTGCAACGCCGATCAAGGAAAGCAATTTGTCTTCTATTTCGCGCCGACGTTCGGTTGCGATCTTTTCGGCTTGCTTTGCGTCAAGCCAGTTCTGGCTAAGATTTTCAAGGTCCATTATTTTGCTCCAAGTTTGGAAATGATCGCGCCAAGGTCTGCGCTCTCCCACTGATCCAGCTTGCCGCTGCGATCCTTGGCTTGCCATAGGCCGTCGCTGTCACACATCAGGCCGCGCTGCGATACGCCTTCGGCATCTTTCTCGACCCGCAGGGCCAGCATCAGATCAAAGAAGTACGGCAGCGATTGTCCGGTCTTGTTACCCGGCATCGATGGGCTGTAAAGCATTCGGCCCATTTCATCCTGTGACTTTTCCAGCTTGGCCGTCATCAGAACGTGCTTTGGCAAATCGCGGAATGACCGGATAGCCTCCGCCATAGTCGTCTGCATCTCACCATATGCCTGACGTGGGTCCTTGGCTTTGGACTTTTCATGTCCGAGGCAAACTTCAGCAATCTCGCTAATACTATCCAGCGCCACGCTGTCGTATGCTCTGGCCTCGTCGGAACCAGCCAGCCATGTATATGCCTCGCGCAGTTCGTCCATGCTGTTGACTGCAATAAACGGGATGTCTGACCCGGCGATAGAAAGCAGCCCGCCTTCCGCCGACAATATCACCGGCTTTGGCATGGTCGGGATAAGCGAGGTTTTACCTGCGCCCGCTTGGCCGTAGACCAGCAGCTTAATGCTGCTGGCCGATACGGTGTTGGTGTTTTGTAGATTGATAGCCATTTTTTATCTCCTGACGGTTTAATTATAGTAACGGTCGTCTTCGACCAGCGTTTGGGCGCAAACCAGATAATCCTCAATCAATCCGTCCAGATCGCCGCTGTCAAAAGTGTCAACAACGTAATTTCCAAATGATTTGAGCTCTGCCGCCGCTGCGGTATGGTTGAGGCGGCTTGCCATCGCGCTGATGGTAGCGCCTATGCCGGGAAGCACCGCTGTGCGGGTCCAGCGTCCTGCCGGTACTTCGTCGCGAACCGTGCGGGCGATTGCAAGGGCGGCTTCCACAATTGCTTGGTCGTCGTACATTGCATCAAGGTCGTTCATGTCTTTTTCTCCTGCTTAATCGCGGTTGGGTTATCCGGTTGCGATTTTGTATTTACATATAAACACAGATTGCATTAGGGTGCAAACAGTTAATTTCACACAGGAGCAAAAAAAATGACAACGGACGAAGCTATTGCCTATTTTGGCGACCGCAAGAAAATGGCCGAGGCGCTCGGCATTGGGCTGCACGGTACATATCGCTGGGGCGAACATCCGCCTAAATTGCGGCAGTTTGAGATTGAACGCTTGAGCGATGGGGAGTTGAAGGCGTCGTGAATATATTTTATTTAGACGAATGCCCTGTTAAATCCGCACAGGCGCAGTGCGACAAGCACGTTGTCAAAATGATTCTTGAAACAGCGCAGCTACTTAGCACCGCGCATCGTTTGCTAGATGGCGACGAATACGCAGATGAGGCTGGTTTATATAAAACCACGCATAAAAATCATCCAAGTGCCATGTGGGTTCGGGAATGCGTTGCAAATTATCATTGGACGCACTTGCACCTGACTGCGCTTTGTGCGGAATACACTCGGCGTTACAACAAAACGCATAAAACCCAGCGTTTGCTTGCGCCGCTGGCTGTTGCGCCGAGCGCCATATCGCCCAACGAGGCGTTGACCGATGTGCCGCAGTGTATGCCAGATGATTACAAATGCAGCGATAGCGTGGCTGCATATCGCAGCTACTATCAGCAAGATAAGCTATCCCAACCTTGGGCAAAATATGCCTACACGGAGGCACCCGCATGGGCGATGTAATGGAAACCCTCGACCAGCGCGAGCAACAATATGGTGATTACCGCGACGTTGCAAAAATTTCGCAGCTTATAAAAATGGCGCTGAGAGATGTTTGTGATACCGGAAGTTTGTCATATGACCAGCGCGAAAGCCTTGACATGATGGCGTCAAAAATGGCGCGGATTGTTTCCGGCGACCCGAACAACATTGACCACTGGCTTGATATTGAGGGCTACGCTAGGTTGGTGAGAAATATATTGGAACGAGCAAATGGCTGACATAAAAGACATATTCGGCGGGCCGTTTGTCCCGTCTAACAAACAGGTCGATCCACCTGAGTTGCAATTAGCTGACGCCATGCGATCCGCTGGGATTGAGCCGCCGCACAAGCTGGAAATTGACGGCCAGCTTCACCGCTTTAGTACCAAGGGCCGCAAACGCGACGATTCAGGCTGGTATATTGCGTTTCCAGATGAGCCGGTGGCTGGGCGTTTTGGGTGCTGGCGCGATCAGATTGACGCCGTATTTAAGGCCGAAATAGGCCGCGATTTGTCACCCGCTGAAAATATGGCAATTTTGAGGCGGCAGTCGGAGGCCAAGGCAGAGCGCGATCTGGCACGGCAGCGCAAGGCCGAGGTTGCAGCCAGCACCGTTGAAACAATCTGGACTGAGGCCATCGCCGCAAGCCCAGATCATCCATACCTCAAGCGCAAAGGTATCGCACCACACGGCGCGAGGCTGACCGGCGACGGTCGGCTAATTGTGCCGCTATACGCCGCAGACGGCGATCTGGCATCCCTGCAATATATATCCGACGATGAAAAGCGTTACCATCCCGGTGGCACCACCAAGGGATGCTCATGGACACTGGGCGAGGTAACGCCTGGGCCAATTTTCGTGGCCGAGGGCTACGCTACAGCCGCAACCATCCACGAAATATCCGGTCGGCCTTGCGTTATTGCCTACAGGGCGAATAACTTGCCGGAGATTGTCGGCCAGTTGCGCGATATACACGGCCAGATGCAGGAAATCGTGATAGTGGCAGACAATGACGCATCCGGCGTAGGCAGAAACAAGGCTGACGAGGCAAGCGCCAAGCACGGCGGGCGCATCGTAATGCCCCCGGTCGAGGGCGATGCAAACGATTATCATCAATCAGGCGGTGATCTGGCCGGGTTGCTCTTTCCGCCCGCAGACGATTGGCTGGTCCCTGCCGATAGTTTCTCAGAACAGCCTGACCCGATCCGCTGGCAAATTAAACGATGGCTGCAAAGCCAAGCACTCATAATGGTTCACGGCCCATCTGGCGGCGGTAAAACCTTTATGGTGTTGGATATGGTGCTATCGGTTGCCAGCAAGGGCGTTATATCTCAA